TAGGCTGGCGCACCATCGCGGGTATACCAGTGACCTGAGCCTTCTTCCTTTTTAGGATCAGAAGCTAACATTTATATCTCCTTAGAAGGGAACGTCGTCTTCTTCAACTGGTGCGGAAAAGGAACCTTGTTGATTCAAAGCCTGATATTCTGGGCTGGCCTGAATAGTTTCTTTCAGTTTAGCCGAGAGCTGATCGAACAGTTTTTGGTTAAAATCTTCTAAGCTGAAGATCCAAGACTCGTTATGCATTTCTGGAAGGGTTTTACGCATCGCCGCAGGAACTGGAGTAATTGCGTTGATGTTAGTGTAGGACTTACCATCAGAGCCGCTATCCTCGGTAACGTTCAACATACACCAGGCTTCTAAAAGATTCTGTAGTTCAAATCCACGCAATTCGTCGGCGGTAAACTGCTTCCCGCGCCATGACTGAAGGTCTTTACGAAGAGACGATTTCTCGCCTAACGATAATGTATATCTTTTTGATATACTCATTGGCTCGCCCTGTGCAGTCAATAGGGGCATACCAGCTTCGTCATCTCCGTGGATTTCAAACTGAATAAGGATTTTGTGCAGGAAATTATCTTTACCTTGGAAGGATGTTTTTTGGGTTCCCAAATCAACGATCCTATAACAACAGGCTAGATGTACGCCTGCGGGGATGGGTGTAAATGTGCTTGATGCTGTTTCTTTCGCTATTAGTGCCATTTAGTTACTCCTATATAAACCAATTTCTTCTCTAATTAAATCAAAGTCTTCCGGTGTCGCTTCGCAATTTTCCGCTCTTTTCAAAGCTTCCTCTAGCATTTGCTGACGCTCAAGACTCAACTGGTGCAACATCTCTTGTACGCTGTCGTCCATATGTCCTCCATATCAAAAGACACATTCATGCTACATGAACACAAAATTAGTTGCAAGTAAATTTAGTCTGTTGTAACCTAGTCGTGGAGGTTATTTATGACTTTATACGAATATTTTTTAGAGTTGCCCCTTGGTTCCAAGTCGAAGCTAGCGGGTTTATTAGATATTACGCCCTACTACTTATCGAGGTTGATCTATAAAAAATCAAAGCCGTCCCCTTATTTAGCGATACAAATAGAAAAAATGACTGAAGGTTCAGTCAAGCGTCACGAATTGTTGCCAGAAATTTTTAAGGAGTAAATATGTATTCACGTCATGCGTTATCAGCGGCTTTCCCATCTATGCCTACTAGCCAGTTCGAAGAGCTGGTTGAAGACATCAGAGTAAATGGTTTAGTAGAACCTATCATATTATTTGAGAACCAGATTTTAGACGGATGGCATCGTTGGTCGGCTTGCCAACGGGCTGATAGAGAAGCGAAATATACGGTCTATGAAGGCAATAACCCAGTAGAGTATGTAAAGAGTAAAAACCTGCACCGTAGACATTTAACTGAATCCCAGCGCGCTATGGCAGTGGTTGCTTGTAATGAATGGGGTAAGTTATCCACAGATTTTCCACGTGGAATTTCTGTGGATAACTTTTCAAAAACGGCTGAAGTAGCAAAAATGGCTGAAGAAGCGCAGGTTGGATTAAATACTATAAGAAGAGCGCAAGTAGCTTTTGATGCAGGGATGTCTGAAGACGTTTTATCTGGTTCTAAAACTGTTTATGAAGTTGTTAAAGAAATCCAACCCAAGCCAGCTAAAGAATCTGTTTCTGTATCTATTGAATCTATAGACGCTGTTAGCAAAGAGCTGGAAAAGCTACGTGCTGAAAATGCATTATTGAATGAGCGCGTAGAAGAACTGCAAACAATGTCTGAGCAATTGTTTGAAGAAAATCAGATGATGCAAAAAATACTTGAAGAAGATGAGCGTGTTCCTGCATTATTAGAAGAAGTGAAGAATCTTCAAGAGCGTATAAGAATTTACAAAGAACATATGCGTGGGTTACAAAACCAAGCGAACGAAGCGATGCGATTAGCGAAAAAGGCGAACAGACAAAATGCTAGACCAAGCGAATGACATATTAGAAGAGCCTAATCATGCGGCACAATTTCCTGAGCCGCGAGATTTCCAAAACAAGGCACATCAATTACTTCGAGATGGGCTGAAGGCGGGCCATAAGAATCAATTGATTATGGCTCCCACTGGGGCGGGCAAGACTTATTTAGGATTAAGGATTGTCCACGAAGCCCTACAGCGCGGGAAGAGAGCGATATTTGTTTGTGATAGGACAACCCTAATCAATCAAACATCGGAGACGGCTGACCGTTACGGCCTGACCAACCACGGGATCATTCAAGCCAATCACTGGCGGGTGAACCCGTGGGCGCCGTTCCAAATAGCTTCCGCGCAGACTTTGGCTCGTAGAAAATGGCCACAAGCAGATGTAATTATTATTGATGAAGCCCATACTCGATTAAAAGTATGGACTGATCATATTATGAGGACTGATGCAGCTGTTATTGGTTTATCTGCAACCCCATTTTCTGATGGTCTAGGGAAGTTATTCTCAAACCTGATCAACGCTACCACGATGAAAGACTTAACAAAGGAAGGCATTTTAGTTCCAATGCGAGTTTTTTCTGGTACAAAGCCAGATATGTTTGGCGCTAAGACTATCGGTGGAGAATGGTCAGACATAGAAGCCGAAACGCGCGGCATGGATATTGTTGGCGATGTTGTTAAGGAGTGGGTTGATCGTGCAGAGAATCGTAAGACAATTATCTTCGGTGCAACCATTAAACATTGTGAGGAGCTGGCTGCTAGGTTCAATGCCATAGGCATCATGACAGCGGTGTTTACCTCCCATACCACGCCAGAAGAGCGTGCAGCACTTTTAAAAGAGTACCGCAGGCCTGATTCTATGATACGCATCCTAATCAGCGTAGAGGCCTTGGCGAAAGGTTTTGACGTGCCTGATGTGGAATGTGTTGCTGATTGTCGTCCTCTACGTAAAAGCCTTTCTACAGCGATTCAGATGTGGGGTCGTGGGCTAAGATCCTATCCTGGTAAGAAAGATTGTTTGCTGCTTGATCACAGTGGGAACATCGTTCGATTCAAGAAAGACTTTGAGGAAATCTTCTTCAGTGGATTAGAGCAGTTAGATAACGGCGAGAAGCTAGATAAAACCATTCGCAAGGACGACGAAGAGAAAAAAGAAAAAGCCTGTCCTTCTTGTGGTTATACCCCGTTCTATAAGCGGTGTATGTCCTGCGGGCATGAACATTCTACTCAGGCCGTTATTGAAACCGAAGATGGCCATATGCGTGAGCTTCAAATTGGGCAAACGAAAGTTGTACATGATAGGGATACATGGAATCAAGTGTGTACGTATGTCCGTACGAACGGTAAGCCAGAAACTGCCAGACAGCGCGCCTTTTATCTCTATCAAGACTTAACAAAGAGCAAACCTCCCGCAGAATTTATTTATGATCCTGTTGGAACAAATGTACCGCTAGAGAAGAAGGTGATTAATAAAGTGCGTCAAAAGGCACTATTATGGAGAAAGCAGAATGCAGTTCGCTGATTTTGCGCGTGCTCATGGTTTATTGATTCGGGATTTACGTATATCTGACAAGATACAACGCTGCCCTACTGTAGATCATCCTAGGTCTACAAATGGTGCGTATGTATTTGATGGACGCCGTGGCTGGGTACAGCGTTGGGATGCAGGCGATGAGGTGATCTGGTGGGAAGATGACAAGCCTTGGACTGAAGCCGATAAAGCAGAGTGGGATGCTAAAAGACTACTACAGGCCAAGCAGCAGAAAGATACCTACCAAAAGGCCGCAGAACGCGCTTTGGAGACTTTAAAGAACGCGCCTATAGGTGAGTCGCCTTATCTCAAATACAAAGGCATAAAGGACTGTGAGGGGCATGTAAGCAATGATGTTACGATTGTTCCCATGAGGGACTTTAGGGCTGATAAACTGACTAGCTTACAGTTCATAACTTGGAATACTGCTACGCAAAAATACGACAAAAAGTTTTTGCCAGGCGGTAGAACATCTGGCTCAGTATTCAAGATTGGGCGTGGTAATGTTACGTGGTTCTGTGAAGGATATGCCACAGGCAAGTCTATCAAGGAAGCATTGGACTGGATGAATATCAAAGCACAGGTTGTGTGTACATTTTCTGCACATAATCTTGTTAAGGTCGCTAAAGGTTTTGACGGACATGCTTTTATATTTGCGGATCATGACCCATCTGGCGTGGGTGCTAAAGCCGCTGAAGACGCACAACTTCCCTGGGTTATGCCACCTAAAGAGGGTCAAGATGCTAACGACTATCATCAAGAAGAAGGGCTGGTGCGGTTATGCGGCCTGATTCAAAAGTTCCTGAAATCATCCCAAACTGCCGAAATTGCAGATTCAAAACAGGTGGTAAGTGGTTTGAAGCCTGTCTTAAAAGAGAAAGATTTGCCCCAATGCCAAGCCGACGGATTTGTCCGAAATGGAAGCACAAAGACCGCTGGTACTCCACGAGTGAGCTTTTAAATGACCCCGACTGAACGCAGTTTAAAATATTTACGTGAGCAGGGTTATCTCTGCGCGATTGTAGAAAAATGGAATCCTCATGCGAGGATTAGACAGGATCTATGGGGTTGGTGTGACATCCTAGCGATTAAAAAGGACGAGGTGTTAGCGGTGCAGGTTACATCTACTGGTGTGGCTGCGAGGATTAAGAAGATACAAGAAAGTGAGACGGTGGGACGAGTAAGGGAGGCCAATATCCGTATTGAGGTACACGGATGGTCTAAAAATAGTAAAGGCGAAATTAAAATGCGTATAGAGGACATATCATGAAGTGGAAAACAATACCCAAATTCCCAAACTACGAAGTTTCTAATATGGGCGAAGTAAAGCGTAAAAGACGGATTGTTTCGCATCCTAAACTTGGACAGCGTGAATTATGCGAAAGATTACTGAGTCCTGCCGAGAATGAAGATGGTTATCCTCGCGTGAGAATTGCTAGAAAGTTGGTGTTTGTACATAGACTGGTATTAGAAGCGTTCAAGGGCGATTGTCCTGCAGGTATGAGCGCAATACATAAAAACGGTATTCGTACAGATAACCGATTAGCTAACCTTGCATGGGGTAAAGCAGGCAGCGTAAAGCGGAAGATTGCAATCAATCAAGTTGCTGGTCCTTGGAAATACATTTTTGGTCTTAAGGAGGCGGCATGACAGATCCTAACAAAGCGGTTAATTACATAATTGAAAAGGCTCCTCTCTACGCTAAAGCTAAAGCCGAGCGGGTTTACCTTGAGGAATTTAGGAAGTCCAAGAAGGCTATTTTAATGGGCGAAAGCGAGTCTAAGAGCCTTGGGGCGCAGGAAAGGGATGCGTATGCTCATCCAGACTATACGGCGCTCCTAGAGGGGTTGAGAGAGGCTATAGAGGCAGAGGAAAAGATCAGATGGGAGATGGTAGCCGCACAAGCCAGGATTGAAATCTGGCGCTCAGAACAGGCTAATAACCGCATGATTGAGCGCGTTACGGTATGAACTCCAAACTTAATAAGGCTGAGAGGGAGTGGCTCCTGCGAGTTAAGGAGCTGCCCTGCTCTGTTTGTGACGCACCAGGCCCTAGTGACGCCCACCATATTGAGCAGGGATTGCATTATATTTGCGTGGCGTTATGCAGGGATTGCCATCAAAATCCGGTGCTTGGATTGCATGGGCAGAAGCGTATGTGGTTGATTAAAAAGATGAACGAGATGGACGCGCTGAACGTCACAATAAAAAGATTGGATGAAATGCAAAAAAAGTGGACTTAGTGTGTTGACAAGGTGACTTAGTGCGCGTACTATTCTCTTACGGTCATGTGACCGATAGCGAAGAGAGCGAAAAATGAACGCAATTACAAGTCAAGAGAACCTAGCACTATCCCTCAACCGTGTTGACTTTCTTGGTCAACTTCTTGCTCAGATTGACGCACTTAAAGAGCAAGCCGATTCAATCAAAGATTCTTTAAAAGACGAGGCTACATTGCCTGGCGCTGACAAAACATTTGTTGGCGATCTTTTCAAAGCTACCGTATCAGAATCCAACCGTACTACGATAGATAACAAGGCTTTCCAGGCTGCATTGATTGCATCTGGCGTGGATGCAGATGTGATTGCCAACTGCATAGCTGCTGCTAGTAAGACCTCTGCTGTATTTGCTGTCAAAGTTACCAGCCGCTAATTATTAGGGGGGGTACGCCCCCCATGGAGATGGTCGTGGAAAATTTAGCAGAACAACTTATGCAAGCCAACAAATGTAACAATTTATCTGTAGAAATAAAGTTAGATTTTATTATTTTTGCTTTTAATATAATAGCTCGAGATTTCCCGCAAGTTGAATCTCGTGTAAAGAATATGATTGAAATTGCTAAACAAAGGGAAGCAGCTTAATGGATTCACAAACACTTGGATGTCATCGCCTAATCTGTTCAGTTATTAGTCTGGCTATTAAAGACTTATGTTTAAAGCCATACAAGGTAGGTAGAGGTTACATGATTAGTACTGATGCTCGATCAGCTCTTGATTTCTTTTTTAGATCAGGAGTTGGCAACAGATATCTAAGTTTAGTCGGTTATGACCCAGAAGAATTTAAGTCTGCTTTGATTTCAAACTTTACTAAAAACAAACTTACCCCTCAAAAGCGCGCCTTTCGTTATAACTATGATAGGTGGGTCAAAGAGATTCGTAAGATAGATCGTAATTTTAAATATACAAAAATTAACTTGGGAAAATAACATGGATGATTTTTTCAACAATGCGATGTGGTTTCTGATGGGCTGTGCTTTTATGGCTGTGTTTTTTTTACCTAATTAGAGGATGACATGAAAAAATTGAGTGTGTGGAGATGGGTAGTGGCGGAAGACCAAACAGGTATGTTTCTGGTAGACCAGAATGATTACATTATTTTGTCTTGTGATAACAATTTTTCTTTGGAGGATATGGATCTGATAAAAACAGCACCTATTCTTAAAGAGGTGTTGTCAGACTTCATTAAAGTGTTGCGCTTCTATGTAAGACATGAGCGCCCTATGAGTCCAGATATGCAAGGTGATCTATTACAGAGCGCTTGTTCAGCCATAGCATTAACGGAGGGATGGGAATGACATTTGATGAGGAGAAGAACACATGAACGAACGAATTAGAGAACTTGCTCGTGAGGCTGAATTACTTACACATACCCAAGAAGGTATTCCAACAAAATTGGAAAAGTTTGCCGAGTTGATTGTATGGGAATGTGTTTTTGTAATTGCTGCTAATCCTTTTCCATTAAATGGTGAGTGGGGTGAACTTTTCGACGAAGGTTGCAGGTATTCTGTTGAATTAATTAAAAAACATTTCGGAGTTGAAGAATGACTGCAGCCAATAACCAAGTTGGTGGTAATCACTATAAAGACTTTGCTATCCAACCTTACGAGTACATTGAGAAGAATAAGCTTACCTTCCTTGAGGGTTGTGCTATTAAATATATAACTCGATGGCGGCTCAAGAATGGCTTGCAGGACTTAGATAAGGCTATTCACTGTCTTCAACTGCTCCGAGAATTAAATACCCAGAAATCCTTTAAGAAAGAAGCGGAGGACTTTGTGCGGGAATACTACGAGAGAATGGAATGAGAATAATTCAAGATGAGCGTAGCTTAAATGACATTCTGGGTATTAGTTTGGAGTGGCGTTTAGATGTTTCTCCTTGCGGTAATTTCATTCAAATAATTAACAGCGATGGCATGTTAGTTGGGGCTGTCAATAAAGAACTCGTCAAGGTCGCTCATCTTTTAATAACCGCTCCAAAGCTTGTAGATGCGCTTTCACGCTGTGTCATTGTGTTAACAAACCCAGAGTTGTATCCCGAAATAGGTGAGATTACTGTCGCCTATGCAGCATCAGTATTACGGCAATCCATAAATAGTACACACTAAGTGTTGACAGGTAGACTGAGTGCGCGTATATTTCTAACTGTCAATTAACCAGGGAGTGATGAGATGAACGAATTAACTCAGATTTTTCAGAAGGCTAAGCAGCATGATCTTATTTATTGTGATTATATAGCTCATTTGATTGCGGCTATGTTACCTGCGGCGGATCAGGTATCTGATGGCTTAATTAATATGGTTGGCAAGCCCAAAATGGATTTAGATAAAGATGGGGTGTACTTATCAGCCGACAAGAAGGTTGGCGTGGTTGATAAATACGGTTCTGTTTATGAAATCATTGTGAGGCAATTATGATAGACATTCATTACCACGATGCATGCTCAGACGAACTCTTTGACGAAGACGGAGAGCCGGTAGATTTGGAATTGTTAGCACAAGAAAGCGAACAACAGCGTGACAGATATCTGGAAGAAAGCCGCGAATGGGCGGAATGGAGTGAACGACAAAGAGGTTATTGATGGCAGTAGTTAAAAATGCGCCAACGGCACAGCAGGTGAGAGATTTACGTTTGCAAGGAACACTAACGCAAGAAGAGGCAGCACAGGTAGTTTATTTAAGCAGGTCGGGGTGGCAAAAGGTTGAGGCGGGACAAAGGAATTTACACCCAGGCTTATGGGAATTATTTCAGATTAAAACGGGATTAAGAGATGATACCGACACACATAGTTAAGCAGGACAAAGAAACCTTTACCCTACTAGCTGGAGTAGGGTTTGAAGATGCTATCAACGATGCCACGTTGGTGCTGAATTTTGACGGAGAGATCCGTAAGGGCGAGTTGTTAACAGCTTGTTTACATCAACGCCTAGATGAATTCCTTGAGCAGTTTAAGGAAGAGGAGGAGCCATGAACCACGTAGATCAGATCATAACTATAGTATTTGTTATGGGTCTTTGTATTGGGTTTGTGTCTGGGTTTTTCATTCGTGAATATTTGGAGAAATAGCATGTTAGATATTTTATTGTATGTAGCAGTAGGGGCCTTCATTGGTTGGAATTTCCCTCAGCCTTTCTGGGCGAAGTATATGCAGGCGCAGGTTCAGTCTTGGTTTACTAAGAAATAATCTTAATTAAGGATATAGTTATGGAATTTGAACAGTATTGGGAAAAAAATTGCGATTACATTCGTGGATATTTTGACGACTTAAAAACTCTTGCAAGCATTGTCTGGGATGATGCTAAAAGAGATCCTGAAGAATTGTTAGCAGAGTTAAATTCTTTGGAAGATGAAACTGAATCTTGACTTTTGTATGTTAGTATGATGTAATGTTGTTGTCTGACCTTGGCCGGTTGGGTATCGAGAGCAGGAGTAGAGAGTTTAAACCCCGTAATGTTTAGGTGGGGTGTCAAGACTGAAGGCGATTTACCGCCCAAGAAGCGGAAAAATTCCTCTCTACTCTTTCTCGACGCCCACAGGTCTGCTATCTAGCCCATAGCCACCCCACCTAAGTATTGCGGGGTTTTTCTTTGGCGGTCAGACCGTACTCCGCACGATAGAAAGAGGTCAGGTTGCCTGCGCGGAAGAAAAGATCTAACTGGTATGCTCTCAGAGCTAGGGTGCAATTCCCGAATAATCCGGTGGGCTGGCCTAATTCTCACAGCCCGGGGCGTGCGGTTGAGATCCGCAGCATGGTGAGATCGTCGGGAGACGGGTGGAGTCCCAAGGTCCCTTCCACATTCTTGTGGGGGTAGGGGGGCCTTGGGGTGGATTTAAAGAAAAACAGGAAAATAAATGAAAGCGACAGCAAACTTCAAGTTGAGCAAAACTACCAAGCGGATGTTGGCAACGATGTTCAGGGCTAATCCTGCAGAACGGAATGCGTTCAAGAATATAATGATCTCGGTAGAGGTTATTGAGAACCGCGCCAAGGTTGCGGGATAGGAATACAGCCCCCTTAGCTCATCTGGTAGAGCAACTGATTTGTAATCAGTAGGTTGCCTGTTCGAGTCGGGCAGGGGGCACCACAAGGAGATGAGATGAACGAGTTGAGAAATATAGCGAAAGAATTGCGGCTGACTAGATTACTGACTGGCGTAGAAAAGCCGCTAGATGTTTTATTCGATTATGGCGTGAAGCTACTCAAGCAAGATCGCTATCAAGAAGCCTTTGAGATACACCAAGAAGCGTTGCTCTACGCTGAACTCCCCGAAATACATAACAACCTGGCTTACGCTAGTTCCCGCCTACATGAATACGATAGGTCTATCTGGCACTATCGCCAATCCCTGAAGCTACGTCCTAACCACTACAGCACGCTCAATGATCTCTCTCTTGAGTTATTGAGAGCAGGTCAGTTTAAAGAGGGTTGGGAGCTGTTTGAGTACCGTAATATTTTCCAAGACGGGTTCTCAGACCGGTATGTTAAAGGTCGCATACCCAGATGGCAGGGAGAGGACTTAACGGGGAAAAAGGTATTTGTATCCAAAGAGCAGGGCTTTGGTGATGCCATACAATTTTCTAGGTATATCCATGGGCTAGCGGACATAGCTGATCATGTATATTGGTATTGCGAGCCTGCGTTACTAATTTTGTTTCAATCTTCTTTTTTAATTGAAAATGTTACTTTCATAGACAACGTTGATACTGTTCCTGAGTGTGATTACTGGCTATATCAAATGAGTTTGCCAAGAATTGTTGAGGAAGAAGAAATAGAATTTTATCTTTACCATTGTTGCCATAAGTCACCTGAACACGCTTTACCCCCCGATCCTGTGATTGCATTATCGTGGAAAGGTAACTCAAAACATTCAAACAATGCACATAGATCATTAGATTTAAGTAGTTTTAATGGGTTTCCTCCTGTGCCTTACGTGTCATTACAAAAGGTAAATGATAATCCGTATGAAGTAGCAGACAGTCCGCTAAATATCTTAGATATAGGCGGAAAGATTGGAGATTGGCACGAAACCGCTCAAGTTTTAAGTAATACTGATCTAGTTATAACCGTTGATACAGCGTTAGCACATTTAGCTGGAGCATTGGGAACGCCTTGCTGGGTAATTCTTCCTTATTACGGATCAGATTGGCGTTGGGGACCATATGGAGGCCAAACAAATCTTTACGCTAATATGACTTTGTACTGGATGCCTGCTCCTAATACCTTACCAGACAAGTTAATTGCAGATTTGGAGCAGTTTATTGCTAATGACGGTGAAGTGGTATAATGAGTAAACCTTAACGGAGAATCATTATGGATCTGCAACAGTTATCAGATATTGAAACCGAGTTAGACATGAGCATTGAATCTGCTGCTGCATGGTTGCAGAGCTTTATTGATCGCGTTGATCTCGAAGATGTAGATTACCAAGCCATTGAAATCATTATTGATAATCTTTACGAAACCTGTGACTTTATTCGCCAAGAGTTAGATCTAGGCGGGGATGACCTGGAAGACGAAGACGAAGAAGATGATTATCTCGATCCGCACTTCCCCTCGTTCCTAGAAGAAGATGACGAAGACGTTGAAACATACCACTTCGCCGGAAGCTGGGATGCTATTCGTTTCTTAGAAGACGAGAATGGCGAGACCATTGGCATTCAAGTGGATTTCGTGAAGTGAAACCTGGACTTTACAGAAATATTCACCTAAAACAGGAGCGTATTGCTCATGGATCAGGCGAACATATGCGTAAACCCGGAGCGGCTGGCGCACCTACTGCTGAAGCATTCACAGAATCAGCTAAGACAGCAAAGCACAAAGATGGCGGAGGTGTATCTCTCGCTGTTGGTCGCGGAGAAAAGCTCCCCGCCGACAAAGGCGCAGGATTAACTGCTAAAGGTCGCGCCAAGTACAACAAAGCCACTGGCAGCCATTTAAAAGCCCCGCAACCTGATGGCGGCAAGCGCAAGGATAGTTTCTGTGCTCGCATGGCGGGTGTTGTACACCATAGCAAAGGCGATGCACCTAGAGCTAAAGCTTCATTACGGAGATGGAAATGTCCTGGATGGTAATGAAATGGGCTGGAATCCTTGGTTTGATTATTGCCGTAGGATTCTGGCAGCGGCATGATGGAGCGTTATCTGAGCGAGTAATGTGGGAAACCCGTGAAGCCCAACAAAACGCTGCGAATGCAAAAGCTATCCAGGCAGCGGAAGAGAAAGCCAGACAGAAAGAAAACGCTAGTGCAAAACGGATTCAGGTAGTAGCCCGTGACTATGAGAGGAGATTGACCAATGCGCGCAATAAATACAAGTCTATTGACGATGCTGTTGCTAGCGGGACTTTCCAGTTGCGCGACCGTGACGCCACCACCGTGTGCTCCAACAACAGTGGAAGCCCCGAAGCTACCGCCAGCACCGGAGGACATAATGGTTCCCAGGGCGCCGACCTTTCGCCCAGCCTTGTTAGATTTCTTTGGTTCCAAGCAACCAACGCAGACTCCGTTGTCGAGCAACTCACAGCCTGCCAAGCCGTAGTAGAGGCAGATAGAAAATGACCAATATCGTGCCCGTGCAATTCTCTGATAAGCAGATTGCTATGGACGCGTTAAAAGAGCCAAACGTCGAAGGCGGGGTATTGCTGTTAACAGACCGGGAAGGAATGTTTCAGATAGTACACTTCGGCGTCATACAGCCTTACCTCTTTGTAGGGCTAATGCATAAAGCTATGTTAGACATCTTAGATAGCGAAACAGAAGAAGTCGAACCATAATCCAATAGTCGCTTGTACTAAGTTGTTATGATATAATCTTTTGCATGAAACTTACATCAAAACAAGAGAATTTCTGCCACGCATTCATAGAGTTAGGCAATGCGAGCGATGCTTATCGCGCCGCGTATGACGTAAAGAAGATGAGCAAAGATGCGGTATACGTAGAGGCATCTAAGCTACTTTCACACCCTAAGATATCCCTAAGGGTAGATGAACTAAGAAAGCCCGCTGTAGAGGCCGCTCAGATGACCTTAGAAGGCCATTTAGCCGACTTAAAGATGATGCGTGACCTCGCCCTAGCTGAGAAGCAATACTCGGCTGCAATCAACGCAGAGACGCAGAGAGGCAAGGCTGCTGGATTCTACATAACACGCACAGAGAACAAGACAGAGGTATCTGGTCCTGACGGTGCGGCAATTGCTATTGAACTGGATGAGGCGTTGACCAACATTGAGTTGAGGATACGCGGAGAGGATGACTGAATCCGTAGAGGTAGTCCGTGAGTATGTTCAGAAGATGGGAGAGCTGGATCGGATAGCGTACAACGCGCGGATGAAATGGCTGTCTATAGCAAAGAAGTATCAGGTTCCTCCGCCATTGAGTCAGGACTACTTGGTATGGATGCTATGCGGTGGTCGTGGAATTGGAAAAACCAGATCGAGCGTTGAGGCGCTTTGGTGGTGGTGCTGGAAAGATCCAGGCGCTCGTGCTGTAGTGGTGGCTCCAACTATTAATGATATAAAACACACCGCTTTTGAAGGTCAAAGCGGGCTAATCTCCGTTATTCCTCCGCAGCTGATAGAAAGCCACAATAAGTCCGATCATGTGATTATCCTGAAGAACGGATCACAGATACGCGGATTGTCCTCAGAAGTACCTGATCGTGCCCGCGGTATGAATAGCTCCTATCTGTGGTTTGATGAGCTGGCCGCCTATGAGCGTGAGAACCTACAGAATGTATGGGATAACTGTATGTTCGGTTTGCGTATAGGTAAGACGCCTAAGATCATTGTATCCACCACGCCGCGCCCGAAAGACCTAATTGTAGAGCTGCTTAGTCGGGATGACGTGGTGGTGGATAAGGCCACAACATATGAAAACCTAGATAACCTAGCGCCTACGTTCCGCAACCAGATACAGCAATACGAGTTGCTCGGCGGAAACGTATTTAAACAAGAGTTGTTGGGAGAATTGATTGACCCGGAAGACAGTGGAGTGGTCCGGCGTGATATGTTCCGCTTATGGCCTAACAACAAACCTCTTCCTGATTTTGAATACATCGTACAGTCATACGATTGCGGGTTTAAGGACAAGGAGTATTCAGACCCTACGGCGGCAACAACATGGGGCGTATTCAAGCC